CCCCCGGCTGCGTCCACTGCGAGTGGATACTGTGTGTTGACAAATGCTCCTCCAGCATTGGCTGCGGTGAGCGCGACTCTCGCCAAATCGCGCCCCTCCACAATGATCGAGTTTGGACTCGACCCCGGTCGCATCCGAAACCACGTAGTGGTTTGGCTCACCGAGGGTGCCTGGTTTGTCGAGATAATGCCTGATCCTCCTCCGAACCCCATTGGCAGGTTCTGGTTCATCTTGGCACGTCCGCGACGACGCTTCCCCCGTTTCTTTTCGACTGTCGGTTGCTGCTGCTGTTGCTTCTGCTTCGGCTGTTGGGCCCTGGCCCTTGCCTCCTGTTTCTTCTTGTTTGACCTAGTCATATCGCCTGATCTGTGGATCTGGTCGTACGCCCGCAATACTGCATGAGGGTGCGCGTAAATGCACCGGCTTTGCCTGCTGCTCCTTGGTGTGGTTGGTCATCCATAATCCACCCTTGCGAGTATCGCGAACACAGGATGGCTAAGAAACACTGGCAGTGTCTCAACCTCTGTGATCAAGCGCTCGCAATGTAGAATGTTGTCCATATCCACACCGTAACGGCACACCAGAGCGTCAAGGACGCTCGGCCGGTCAATGGAAGCCCCCGAGACTGAAGGCTTGGTCCATCCATCTTCCGACACTGATAGTGTGGTTCGCCCCATCTTTCCCAACCGCCTCAACATGGTGAGAAACGGCCCAAGTATGGGGTAGTCCTTTGGCAATCCAGGCCACGCGCTCCCTAAAGCCCACGCCGCAGCGCGGACCCCCTCCATTTGATCGCGTTTAGACGCGCTATAGAGGCGAGGCTCATGCATGATCTTGCCCAACTTGACAACCTGCGACGGAAAAGGCAGCCAATGCACACCCCCAGAAGTGCCAGCTTGCCACCAGCCTTTCAGGAATGTGCATTGCTTTGGAGCCCAGCGTTCTTGCAACTTGATTGTCAAGCCCAGGGAGGCAGCGATCGCTATCGGACACCGATCAGGCTGCTCATCTACAGTCCACCAGAAGGCTATGGTCGTCAACGAATTGCACACTGTAGTCATGTCAATTCCGGTCGCCAGCTGTGAGCCAACGGTCCCCTTGATCACCAATCGTTTCCCTCGGTACTTGTATCGCATCGCACACACAGACAGATAAAGATCGATCAACCATCCATTCACGCCCGCTCGGCGCATAATGGAGGCGTGCATGTTCAGCGCCCCAGTTTTCTCTGATTGGTCCATTGCTGTGAAATCCCCTTCGTACAAGGTTGGCACGCTAACCGTGCGCCCATTTGGTAACCTATACGCCGGCCTCACAAGGCAACAGACACTGTCATCCCCCGACACTGCAATAAATGGCTCGTGGCCATAGAGGTGAACGCCAACTTGGTCCAGCTTCGCCTCGCTGTACCCCGCCGCGTAATATATCCTCTTGCCACCGAACAACTTACCG